TAATTGATTATCTCTTCTGGATATTTGTCACAAATATAAGCATACTGAAACATAGTCATGCCATAGATATCAAATCCATCAACATCACTATATTTTTGAATGGAATTCTTTGTTTCTTTGATGGAGCCCCATTGAATAGAATCTACTGGAGTGCCTTCAAGTGTGTTCCACTTGGAAGATTTTTGGGTAGGAATAAAAAGCGTGGGTTTATATTCTTCTCTGTGAGAGAAGGGATTGCCTTGATCATCTATTCCTCTTTCAAGGATATAATCACCAAGACATTGCACATTAGTATAAAACATTAATAATATTTTTGATAGGGAATTTCTAAGTTGTCAAATGTATTATAACACCATTTGATGTGTTTGTCAATCCACGATTTGCTAAAATATGCACCAACAAAAAATAATATCTGGAGATATATTTTGAGAATGATCCCTATCAGGAAATTAATTAATTTTTTCACATCTTCTCCTATGTGAGAAGGCCTGTCTTATATTGGGTCTTCCCATTGACTCTAAGAGCCGTCATTGTTTTACCACGGTTGGTTCCATCAAGAACATAAGAACAATGTACCCATCCGCTATTTGGATCAACTCCATCATAAAATTCTAAAATGAGTTGATCAAATATTAAATTCTTTTCAATCCATTTTGCAAGGTCTGGATTTGAAACTCTTGTAGATTCAAAATCTGCAGCCTGACCATTACAATGCTGACTTGTCTTTGAACCGCCTACTGCTTTATTTAATGCAGGTGAACGATATCCACTATTGATACGAATAACTCCAAATTCTTCTCTTACTGGTTGTAAGATAAAATTACAGAGATTGACTAAATTGATAACGTGTTCTCTTGATGCATCATTTGATATACCCAAACGGTCAGCAGTAGAACTTTTTATCATTTCTTGATACCCAAAGTTTTTTGTCAGGTGTCCGTTATAAGATGGTATCTTAACTGCCATAATATTCCTTCCTAAGATTTATCTACATCAACCGATCCAGTAGTAGGATCATATTTAACTGTAAATGTCACTTCTATTGGTTTAAGTGTTCCATCTGCCTTAACTATAGGAAGTTTACCCTCAACCGCCCCCATCAATGCATCTTTAGCATTATCAAATGTGTGTGATGGATCAGCTTTTATAGCTTTGTCTAATTCTTTTTTTGCACTATCTGGAAGTAAATCATCTATCATACTTTCCACATGCTCTGTTGCTAAATCTGTTGCTTTGTCTACGACAAGACTAGAAATAACATTAAATAATAATAATGGTAACATAATAATCTCCTAAAATTTAAATCCTTTTGGATCTTGTAGGTATTTTTCCCAAATTTCTAAACCATGTGCCGACATTGGCTGTGTTTCTGGTACTTTTTGAAAAAACTGGTCGCGGGTTAAAAAATCATATTCTATTTTTTCTTCCACATCATCAAAAAGAACTTCTTTTAATACTTTTCTTTTTTGTGCCATCATATACTCCTATTAAGTTTTACCTTATTTCTCTAATTTAAGATGATTCCTGTAACCTTCTTTGTCTGATTGATAAAGATCCCACTCTGCGTTGACATTAACTTGATCTGAATTAAGATCAGTTTTATCTATTGCTGCAGAAAATGCGTCTATAGTATCCCAATGAGTTTTGTTGACATATTTTTCAGCAGCTTTCACTACTTTTTCTGCTTTTTTAGGAGCTTTTAAAATTTCTCCCATTGCTTTAGATACTTTCTTTTTACCTTTACGTGTGCGTGTGCCATGTATATCCTTTATTGTATTAAAAATTTGTAAGCTTGGGTTTCTTTAAATTCTTCTGGATTGGATGTGAACACCTCATAAAGGGCTTCAATATTAACAGGAATAAAATCACTATTGTATATCATTCCAGAAGAAGTTACCGCTTCTGAAAATTCTTCAATACTATTCCAAGTTCCATCACTAGATTCTTCTTTGAATCCTGCCTCTGCATCAGTTGCGAATCTTGGTAATTCTTCTGGTTCTACTGCTTCTAATTCAGCAATAAGGTCTTCTTTATTATGCCTTCGATCTAACTCTATTCCTAGAGTTCTACCTTCTTTTTCTAATTCTTTTTTTGATTTTGATTTTCTAGACTTTGCCACTTCACTGCTCCTATTTTAGTTTATATTAATTCTATAATATTATTTATAATCCCCCAATCTTGCGAAATTCAGATTGGGGGCACCACAGTGGCTATTGACCGATGGGAATCAGTCTAGGCTTTTTCTCATCTGGAATTACACGTTCCAGATTCACAATAAGCATGCCGTCTTGGAGATCGGCATTTTTAACAATGATATCATCACTTAGTTGAAACGCCCGAGAAAAAGTTCTCTTGGCAATTCCACGATGTACAAAACCGATTTCATTGTTTTCATTATTTTCATCATTATCAGCCCCATCATCTTTCGCGATAGCAGAACGAATGGTAAGAGTACCATCAGTTACTTCTACTTCAATATCACTTTTTGAAAAACCAGCAAGAGCTAGTTCAACAACATATTGTAGTTCATTAAGTTTGCGAATGTTATATGGTGGATAACCCGATTGCGACTGGGCTATGTCCATATTAGAAAGACGATTAAAAAATCCATCGAATCCAACGCTGAATCCAAGCATTTTTTGTAAGTCTTGTGGTGTGGGGAATGTGTGTGGTGCTAATGTATACATAAGGCCTCCTTTAAAGCGAGGTTAATATTACACTCCAATCTTCAGCACGTAGACTTGGAGTAATCACGAACAGAAATACAAAATCTATTCGTGGATTAGAGGTTACCACAATTGGTCAACCTCAGTCGCGCCAACCTTCTCCTTTGAAGAGATGTTCGCAACGATGTTTGAAAACAGTCCAAAGTAGACTGCTTAAAGAATCTGAAGTATAATTTCCCGATTCCTTTACTATCAATTTATATTTAGTCTTCATAAATTTTTCATCAATTTGCCAATTACTATAATAGTATTTAGTCATAATGTAAAAAAAGTGAAAAGGGTGGGTTTAATCACCCTTTGTCAGATGATATAAGTTTACTTCTTGGAATAAATTCCCCAAAGTACCCAAATTGCTGCTAGGCCTACGAGTCCTTCACCACCTAGTTTTTGGACTATACCTACTACTGAACCAATGACATCAATGCCAATGAAAGGAACAGCTGCTCCAAAAATGATTTGAAGAACCACGCCTAATGCGATCAACGCAAGACCAGCTTCTGTAAGACTGCGAATCCAGCCAATTGCTTTTTCTAACATAGGATTACTCCCTTTTTGAATTAAAGTTTTGGCCATATAACTTTTCAGTTATTTGCCTGTTGAACCAAATCCACCTTCTCGCTCGGTTTTTTGAACTGGTGGTTTTTTGATTTCGGTTAAACCATGATATATCTTTTTCACCAATTCAGCCTGACATACTCTATCTCCATTATTTATTGTTTTTGGAGATTGAGATATGCTAGTCATCATAACGAAAATAGGATCTACATAGTCAGAATCTATTATACCTTCACAATTTGTCAGGTATAAACCCTCATTCCAAACCAAACCTGACCTAGAATGAAGACGAACTGAGTATCCTTCTGGAATATCAAAAATCAATCCAGTAGGAATCATTACTCTTTCCATGTTGTTAACTTGAAGAACTCCGTTCTTAAAAGGCTTTGCAATTACTCTGCTTAGAGTGTCTTGATGAACTTCATATTTGTCTACTCCATCAAAACATGCATGAATATCGAAACACGCTGAACCCTCTGTTGCATAAATGGGGTCTTTAGCATTCGGATGTAATTTATAAAATTTTAATGTTTCATTCTTTATTGTTTTGGTCGCCATCTTCAGTCCTTTTACTTCCAATATTATATTTTGCTGTAAGATCCCATTGGTCTTTTTCTTTAAAAGATAGGATCTTTAGTTGATTCAACGGAACAACTAATTCACTTGAAGATTCTGGATTCACTAGTGCAATTAAGCCCCATTCCGATAAAAGATTTGCTATTGTATTACGTCTTGCTTGGTCATTTTCTGAGTAATTGGTTGGTTTACCATCAAGTGCAAATAATTCTTTAAAGTGTACTATATAGTATCTACCTTGTTTATGTAGTATGTGACAAGATTGATATAATATTTTGTCCTTTCGGGAAGCTACCCCGATTCTAGTAAGTGTTTCACGCACCTTGAGAAAATCATCTGGATTCTCCAGAGTGCACTCCACCATGTTCTCTGTTCCTGTTGTCATTTTCCACTCCACCTTGATTCAGTTTATCTATAATATAAGCCAACTGATTTTCAGAAAGAATTCTTAGAGCATCTTTGGCTTTCTCATAACTAAATCCATAATACTCTTTCACCAATTCAACATTCTGTTGTTTCTCTGGTTTCAGCCACTTACTATACCTTCGTTTCTTTCTAATATTATTTAGTAGATAGTCAAACTGAAGTCTAGAATCAAGGTGGTGGTTACGATTCATCTCATTTACTTGAAATATAGTGTCCATAAAGAACGATAGTCCGCGATTAACGATAAAAGATGAATACTTCCTCTCATCTTGTGGAGTAAGCATCACATTCTCTTTGGTTTCGTTAATCGCTTTTAGGTAATCAAATGGACTCATAGTACTATTATACCATATTAAAGTGTTTTGTCAAGGCCTTATTTTATGGCTAACGCCCCAACGAATGAATGATTTCTCCAAAACGGTTGAACTGTAGTGAACCCAGCAAAAGATACCATGAGCTCAAGTTGTTTCCATGTAAGGGGTTTCATGATGTTTCTGAGTGTTCTTTCCTTATCCATGATGTCTTCTGTATCAAATGATTTTCGTTTGTAATCATAATAATTAAACGTAATCATGTCCTGTACTTGTGCACTTTCACAGATAGTTTTTTCTGCAAAAATGAAAGCTCCACCAGTATTCAATCCATGATAGATATTTTCAATGACCGCCTTTCTATCCTTCTTTGGCATAAATTGTAGAGTAAAAATAGAGGTAATCAAATTGCAATTTGTAAACTGGAACTTACGAATGTCTTCCATAATGAATTCTACATTAGTAAGTCCAGCATTATTCAATTCCTTTGTGCGG